TGACTCCACGTCATCTGCGATAATTAAATCGGCACGTGAACCAGTCAATTGCGATGTAACACCTAAAGATTTAACTGAAGGTGCGTGTGACGCTCTAGCCGGTGCTACGTCAAAAGAAACTTTAGAATGACGTTGGTCATCTCTAGGTTTTAAGTGATGTAACAAAGGCATTTCACTTATAAGTCTTTGTGTAAATGTACTAAAGTCATCTGCTCTGTTTTTACTGGCAGATACAACTAGAATATTTCTTTGAGGGTTAAGTAAAAGTTGATGACATACAAAAGCTGATGTAATCCAAGATTTACCTACTCCTCTAAAAGCTTCTATTACTATACGTTTAGAACCATTTTGCAGATAATCTGCTATATCGTACTGTATAGGTGTTGGGTTGGGTAGATTTAAATGTTGCCAAGCAAGATATAAAAAATTTTTAAAGTTTTTTACACTTGGCTCTATGTGTGGTGTTTTTTTATTCATAATTAAACCAATTATAACAAGCGTAAACGGATAGACCTAAATACATACACTCCATAAGAGTTCTGGGTTTGTCCTGGTCCTTAAAAGATATCATAATCCATATAGAGCAAGATATTGCGCCTATAAACCATCCAAACCATTGTAATCGTAGTATTGTACTAGATAATATTCCTACTGACATTGCAGCTAGAATAAATCCTATCCACCGAATGTTATTTTTCGTCAAATGGTAAATCGTCTGTGATACTATTCTTAGGTTGTTCATTTACTTCTACTCCATAAGTTTTGCAAGTATCTAAACAAACTTTTAATTCACTAGCTGTTAACTTGTCTCCACTTGTTAACATCTCGTATGCTTTATCTACTAAAAGTTTTGGTAAAATTTTAGTTTTTGCTTCAAACGAATTTGGTTTGTCAGACATTAGATTGCTAGTAATATTAGTGACCAAACAACAAAAGCTATAACTTTTCTTTTGTTATCTTTAGCCCAAGTTACAAAATGGTTTTTCCATTGTGTAGGTGTTTCTCCGTATATTATCATTTTTTATTCCTCTACTATTTGTATTATGTGTAATCTTCCAGATGAGTCTATTTCAAGTTGCGCTAAAACTTCTTGGCAACTCCATCTTATTCTATCTGGGTTTGTGTTTCTTTCGGCTTCACGTTTTAATTTTAAGCAGTTCCCTATTGAGTCAGTAATCATAAATTCGAAGGGTTTGTCACCACTCTGTTGTGTAAACATAAGTAATGCAATTACCAACGCAGTTTTCATTTCATTCTCCTTTAATGTGTGCCGTTATTTCGAAGTTTATCAATTAAAGTTTCGGCTTTCTTTAATCTTTCTTCTAAAAATTCTACTTTAAGATTTAATGCAGTAATTTGTGGTAGTTCTTCTTCTACATCTTTTTTTAACTTGTCTTGATTTGTACTTACAAATTCAACAAGCATAAAAAGTTCTTGTATTTGAGGTGACACCATGTTTCCTTTAGGAACACCTACAATAAATTCATTTGCTGATTCTAAATCAGATAACATTAATTTTTGTTCAGTCTCTATAACGTTAAGACGTTCAATAACTGTAAATGCAAACCAAGCGCCAACCAAACAAGCTGCAATTATGCTTATTAAGTTTTTCATGGGCATTGAGACTGGTGTTGTATCTGATATTTTCATTATTTCCTTTTCATTAAGTCAACACCTTTAAGACCGTAAATTGAGCCAACTACTCCTATAAATAATCCCTGATACCAAAAAGGCATATTAGAAAAATATTCAAAGAAAATATCTAGTTTAGCACGTATGTTAGGGTCGTCAGAGAAAACAGAGTAAGCCAATAAAATAATAGGAATGGATATAAGAACCAAGACGAATTCATCTTTCCAACCATTATCATTACTAGCGATAATAGCTTTCTTATATTCGACTTCACCTTTGACCATCCTTTCTACATGGTTTCTCTCTGCTACTGCTTCGAGCTGCTTTGTTTCTTTTTTTGTTTGATAAATGTTTGCTGCTGTTTTAACACCAAACGTTAATAATTTTAATATTGGTAATCCCATTATATATTCTCCACTTTAATTGCACGACATTCAAATTTAATAACTATTTTGTTTTCGTTAACAAATTCTTTGTCCCACTCCATATTTTCTTCTAATTGTTTAAATGTAGTTTGAGCAACTGCATATCCATTCATGACACAATCATAATGATTATTAAATTGATAACCTGCGTATGTATGAGAAGGACATTGTCCAGTATTCATGCTGCACATATACAGCACTAATAAAAATTTCATTTAAATTGAAAGAAACCTATAATTCCAACAATTAATGTTCCAATAGCAAGGATAACTTTAAGTCCACCTTTACCCATAGAAACATCTGTTCTTAGAGATTTAATTTCTTTTTTCATTTCTTCTATGCTTTTAAGAATGTTATTCATTCGTTCAGCACAAAGTTTTTCATGTGATGAAAGTCTAACACCAGTAGCGACTTCGCTATACTCTTGTGGTGTAATCTTTTTTTTAGGCATTAGATTGCATATCTCACAATGACAATTCCTGTAGCACCAGTACCAGAACTTTGAACAGTACCACCATTCCAACCTTGACCACCACCTCCACCACCAGTATTAGCGATAGAAGATATACCTGAAAACCCTGCACTATCTGAACCAGAAGCACCACCACCTGCACCACCATATAAATCTGTGTTAGTTGCATTATTTTGGTCAGAACCACCTCCACCACCTGCAATGTAAAGTGTTCCAGAAGATGAACCAGTTGTTGCTGAATTTGAACTGTCTGTTCCTGCTAAAGCGTTTAATAAAAATGCTGTTGTTGAAGCTGTGTCTCCTACAAATGTTGAACTTCCAATACCACCAATTCTGTTGCTAGGTACACCACCTGCACCACCACCTGCATAACCTGCATAGTTGGGGTCGCCATTGTTTGCACCACTAGATGAACCACTAAATCCAATACCATATCCATAAGTAGAATTTTGTGTTGATGAACCTGCTGACCTGTTGGTTCTACCTCCACCACCACCAGAGCCACCATTTCTACCATTAGAGCCATCTTCTCCAGAACCACCACCACCACCTAATGCTGTGTGGCTATTAAATGTTGAATTTTGTCCATCAGAACCATTAGTATTGTATGAAGCTGAACCACCACTACCAATTACTGCGGCGTATGTTCCTGCTGAAAGTGATTGACCAGTTATCCATACAAGACCTCCTGCTCCTCCTCCTGCACCAGAGTGATGTCCACCACCACCCCCACCACCGATTATTAAATAATCAACAGTTCTATTACCAGTAATAAAATTACCATTTGATGTAAATTTGTGTAATTTATAGCTAGTACCACCATAAGTGTAGGTATAAATATTATTTCCACCAGTAGCTAAATCTTTAATAATAATATTAAAACTTCTATCAGTAACATTTGTTCCATCACTTGCTCTGCCAGTAAATGTAAGAGTAGTATCTGATGAAACTGTAGGTGCTGTTCCTGCAATTGCACCAGTAGAAGAATTTAATGTTAAACTATTTGTAGATAAAACTGAACCACCAGTTTCCGTATAAGAAATTGTTTGACCCTCTGGGTCTGAAGCCGAAATAGATACATTACTTAAACTTGAATTTTCATTAACAGTTGCTATTGTTCCACTTGTTGTCTGCCATGTAGGTTTAGCATCAACATTAAATGCGTCAGCTAAAGTATTAGCTAAACCAGAAAGATTTGTAACTTTTACATCAAAAGGTTCGTTAGCATTTGTGACTGTAGTTGGTACTCTAGCTGTTACTGATGTTTCAGAATTTACTGTAACTGTTGGACTAGCATATTCTGTTCCATCATTTCCAATAAATTTAATTGTTGCACCAGAATTAAAACCACTTCCAGTTATTGCTAGGTCATAGTTTGCTAAAATTTGTGCGTCTGTAATATTACTAGCACCAACACTTGAAACTGTTGGTGGTGCGTCAATACTTTTAAAAGATGTACCTGTATAATATTCAGCTAATCCTGTAGTAGAATTAAATCTAAATTGACCTGCTGTAGACCCTCGTTGTGCTGTAGTACCAGAAGCAACTTTAGTACCCTCAGTACCAGTATCGACTATGTCTTCAAATTTAAAGTCAGCAATGTCCCTAGCTTTTGTCATTTATTTTTTCTCCTACGTCTTAATTATTATTTATTATAAAACTATTGTGTTAGCTTCATCTTCAGTTAATGCTTCTCCTGCAATTAACTTTGCTTTAGCACTAGCTTTTAAGTTTGCTTGTGCTGTTTCATTAGCTTCAGCTTGTGATTGTAATTCTGTCAATTTATTTTGAATTTCAGAAGATGTTGGCTGTGTAGCACCACTTGGATTATCTCCAATATCCCATTCTAAAATTTCATTTGTTTCATTATCAAACGAAAAGTTAGTAGGATTTTCTTTTGTTAATTCAGCTATTGCGTCAGAAAATGTATATGTTTTTATCATGTTGTTATGCTCCTATTTCCAGTAGATAATTATGTTGGCCATTAAGATTAGAATTAGTGTTTACATATAATGGATTTCCACTGCCTGTTCTTTGCGCTCTAACTTTATAAGTAATTTGTGATGTTGTATTTGGACTATCAAGTGTTATCAGTGTGGCAGGTGAACTTTCCTCATTACCATTATTGTGTACACCTAAATACACTTTTCTTATTTCTGTACTATCTCTATAAACTTGATAAACAAAATGTCCTGCGTTGTCAGAACCATAAGCACCTGTATTCCATACATGTATTATTTTAGATGAAGTTGCACTTGGTGTTATGGAAATACTTGAACCACTTACATCTGAATAAGAATTTTGAGCTGAAATAGTTGTACCATTTGAATTAGCAGTGTGTACTACCTGTAATATTTTTCCACCTACTGCTGCTTCCCAAACTGGATTTTGTCCACTACCTTTTGTAGTCAAAACATTTCCAGAAGTTCCATATCCTAATCTTGCTAGACCAGAGCCATCTCTGTAAACTATATCGCCTTGTGTTGTTAGTGTTGATGTTAAGTCAGTTCCATTAGTACCATTAGTACCTGCTGAACTCATTATATTCCAGTAAGCTGTTGCGTTGCCTACTGCTTGATTTGAATGTGCTTGAATACAAACATAACTATTTCCACCTGATGAAACTACATCATCAACAG